AATATTTATATGATCATGAAAAAGGTCATGGAGAATTTGTAGAAGGTGTTTGGGTTAGCTGTAAATCTATCCAAGGCAGAGCGCTCTACTTTGAAACGTATTTGCCTACGTATGGTGCTTTATACGATAAGCTGCCTATCAGTGCTTTTGTTAGTGAGCCTACTGAGCTTAATCTTGAGTTAGAAGAATTAGAATTGTGGGATGCATTTGATTACGGTTTGACTGTAATTGAAAAAGCTGCTATCTCAGGTTGTAAAGCTAAATACTTATCACCATCTAAACAATGGTATTCAGGAGAATATTTATTTACAATTGACAATTGTCATCCAGATAAAAATATCTTAAATACAGGTTATTCTGAAATACCTGAAGAACATAAATCATTTAACATTTTAGAATTAGATAATAAACATTTTGCAGCACAACCAAATAACAGAGTTTTGTTTTACGATAAATCTTTATCACCAGCTAAATTAGAGAAACCAGATTTTAAAGTATCTACGATTGAATACAATGTAGAAACAGAAAGTAAATGGACTGCTGGAGATGATGATAAATATTTTTACGAATTACTTGAAAACAAAGACTAACTATGGTATAGTTAGTTGACCGCCATAATGGGGTCAAAACAATAACGCTTAAGAAAGGTTATATTATGATGAAGACATTATTAGATTGGGAACCCTACAGACCGTTTACGGTTGGTTTCGATACGATTATGGATAGACTGTTAGAAATAGATACAGCTATTCCAAATTACCCACCATACAATATTAGAAAAACAGATGAACTACAATATGTCATTGAGTTGGCAGTTGCTGGTTTTGGCAAAGAAGATATTGATGTGAAGTATGGGGATAATACTTTAACAATAAAATCTATTAAGAAAGAAGGTAAAGATGATGAGAAGATGGTACATAAAGGAATCTCTCAAAGAGCATTTAAAAGAACGTTTGCACTTGCAGACGACTTGGTGGTAAACAATGCCACTCTTGAAAACGGTCTTCTTTCTGTTGAGATTGAAAAGATTGTTCCCGAGGCCAAAAAGCCTAAAACAATCGCTATAAAGTAGTAGCATTCAGGCCCCCCTTTAACTTAAACAGGAGATAAAATGGACGCAAGTGTGTTTAAAGATAGATTACTAATAGCACTAGATGAAGCTATATCAGCTAATAAAGATCAAATAGCTGGAGCTGGTGCAGACGATTTTGCCTCATATAAATATATGTTAGGCATTGCTCATACTTTAGAAGATATGCAAGCTAGAGTAAAAGATGAGTTTAAAAAGTTGTATAAACAGGAGATTATAGATGACGAAAACTGAACTACCTAAACCTTCAGGGTTTAGATTATTAATAAAATCAAGAGAAATACAAGAAAAAACCAAAGGTGGTATTATATTAACAGATGATACTAAAGATATTGCCAAACATGCTTGTGTTGTATCACAAGTTATTTCTATGGGAGACGAATGTTACCATGATAAAGAAACAAAATGGTGTAAAATTGGAGATTGGGTTCTTACAGGTAAGTATATTGGCTTAAAATTTAGATATGAAGGTGAAGAATATGCAATGATAAACGATGATGAAGTTCTTGCAGTAGTACCAAATCCTGATAAAATAACACATAAATAGACTTGCAATAAGTCTGTATCTAGTATACAATAGTATTTAAGCGATAAACGCGGGTCGCAACCGAAGGAGGTCTAATGATAGACGAAGAAAAACAGGAAGAGCAACTAGAAGAAGAAGAGATAGTTGTAGAACTTCCATCAGAAGAATCTGAAGGCACAGAAAAGCCTGAAGAGCCTACAGATACCGAGGCTCCAGTAGAATCCGAAGAAACCGTAGAAGAAGAACCCGAATCTGAAGAAGATGAGGAAGAAGAAGAAACGGAAAAATCTGAAGAGGAAGATGAATCTAAAGATAAAAAGGTATTTGGCAAGCGTGCAGAAAAACGCATTAAACGTCTTGTTAAAGAGAAAAAAGAATTAGAAGCCAAGGTCAAACAGTTAAAAGAACAGGAAGAGTCTTGGACTTCTGAACGAGCTGAATTACAGTCTCGTACACAGGATTCAGAATTACACGCGATTAATCAATATATTGATAGATTAAAAGCTCAGGAAAAACAATCTTTATCTGCTTTGCGTACAGCAAAAGAATCAGGTGATATTGATGCAGAAATAAAAGCACAAGATGCTTTAGCATCAGTTAAAGCTGAAACTTTAGTAGCTGAACAATATAAATCAAGAGCAGAAACTTCTCCTAAAAAAGAAGTAAAGAAAGAAGAACCTAAACAAAAACAAACAGCTGCACCAGATAGAAAAGCTCTAAACTGGCAAAAGCGGAATGAATGGTTTGGTGGTTCTTCAACTAAAGATAGAATCATGACTCAAGCAGCTATGGTAATTCATAAAGAACTAATTGAAGAGGGGATAGGCCCAGAAGTTAGTACAGATGAATATTATAATGAACTTGATATGAGAATAAGAGAAGAGTTTCCTGAGAAGTTTAAAAACAAATCAGTGAAAAAAATTCCAACAGTTATGGGTGGCACGCGCTCCACTCTGGGAAAAAACCAAATAAAGCTAACTAAAACGGAAGTTGAAATGGCTAATAGATTGGGAGTTTCTTTACAAGAATATGCGCGACAAAAAGTGCGCCAAACACAGGCGGGAGGTTAAGATGACGAAAGCAACAAAAACCAGCCGAAAAACTAGAGCATCGGCAACTCGAAAAAAAGTTTGGGAACCAATGGCAAAGCTAGACGTTCCTGAAGATAAAAAAGATGTGGATATGGAATATGTCTGGGTTAGACATGAATTATTGAATAACCCTGATGATGCAAATGTTCACGAAAGACTACGCGAAGGCTATGAGCCAGTTACACCTGATGAACTTGGGGATGACTATCATGCTGACGTAATGTCTGCTGGCAAACACGCAGGTACGGTTAGGTCTGGTGACTTAATTCTTATGAAAAATTCTAAAGAATTAGTGGCTCAGAAAAAAGCGTACTACGAAGCTCAAAGCAGAAAGATGGGTAATGCTTATAGCGCAGAATATATGCGAGAGCAAAATCCAAATATGCCAGTCTCAGATGAATCTACTTCTTCGACAACAAGAGGTGGGCGAATCGAAAAACCAAAATTTGAGAAGTAAGTTAATAACGAGCTTTTCAAATTGATTAAACTTTAAACTTGCATTAAGGAGAAATTATGGCAGGATATGGACTTTCACCAGTACGACAAGCAACTGGTGGCACGATCAGAGCCAACAATTTTACTGATGGTAACGGCTATAGAATAGCTGCTACTGCGCCTTCAGCATACTTTGAAGGGGATTTAGTTACTTACTCAGCTGGCCTTTTGGTTACTGATGTAGGTGCTGCTTCACCTGGAGCTGTTGTTGGTGTATTCTGGGGAGCAGAATATCAGGACAATTCTAGCGGAGATGTAAAGTTTGTACGTTCAATCCCTAACGGCACAGTTGCAAAAGCTCAATATAAAGCGTATGTCTATGATGACCCAAACACTTTGTTTAAGATTCAAGCAGACCAAGCGTCTACAGCAGTTGAAGCAGCTAACGTTGGAGAGAACCTACAAATTGTAGCGTCACCTTCTGGTTCAACAACTACTCACAAAAGTGGTCTCGTAGCAGACTCTAGCACTAAAGCAACCACAAACTCTTTCCCACTACAACTTTTAGGTAGTGCACAAGATGATTTAGGTTACACATCTGCTGGTACTACTATGGATATACTAGTGAGAATTAACTCACATCAACACCGTACGGGCGCTACAGGCGTTACAGGTATATAATTAGGAAAGGATAGATTATGGCTATTTCAAGAGCACAACTCCTTAAGGAATTGGTACCTGGTTTACATGCGATTTTTGGAACTGAATATAACAGACACGAAAATGAACATGCGGTGCTATTCGATGAGGAAACATCAAATAGAGCCTTTGAAGAAGAAGTTTTATTTCCAGGTTTTGGAGAAGCTTCTGTTAAATTTGAAGGTCAAGGCGTTAACTATGCAGAAACTGGCGAAGGTTGGATTTCTAGATATCAACACGAAACTGTTGCTATGGCATTCTCAATTACTGAGGAAGCAATGGAAGACAATCTTTATGACAAACTGTCAACTAGATTAACAAAATCATTAGCAAGAGCTATGGCTTCTGCTAAACAAACAAAAGCAGCGAATGTATATAACAATGCATTCTCAAGCACACAACTAGGTGGAGATGGTGTTGTACTATGTTCAACAGCTCACCCACTTCAAAGTGGTTCTACTGCTTCAAATACTTTTTCATCACAAGCAGAGCTTTCTGAAACTTCTTTAGAAACTGCTCTAATTGCGATTGCTGGATTTACTGACGATAGAGATATCCCAGTAGCGTTGCAAGCACAAAGTTTGCACATTCCAAGACAATTGATATTTGTAGCTGAGAGATTAATGAAATCTCCTGGTAGAGTTGGTACTGCTGATAATGATATTAATGCACTTAGCAACATGGGAATGTTGCCTAAAGGGTATTTCGTAAATCACAGATTTACTGATACTAATAATTTCTTTATCAAAACAGACTCACCTAACGGTATGAAGATGTTTAACAGAGCTCCTGTTAAAACTTCTATGGAAGGTGACTTTGAAACTGGTAACGTTAGATACAAAGCAAGAGAGAGATACTCTTTTGGTTTCTCTGACTGGCGTGCTATTTTTGGAGCAAATCCAAGCTAATTGAAAAAGGGGGTGCCGTAAAAAGTGCCCCCTTAATAAACCCAGAGACTGCTTAGGCAGACATAATAAAAAAGGAAAAGACGATGGGAACAACTACTTTTAACGGAACAGTCAGATCGGAAACTGGCTTTTCACAAATAACAAAGAATAGCACTACAGGTGTTATTACAGAAAATACAACTATTGATTCAAGTGGTAACACTTCAGTCGCTGGAACATTAGGTGTAACAGGAAGATCAACTCTAACTGGAAACACTATTGCTACAACTGCAGGTACAGGTATTACAACTGGTACAGGCACAGTTTATGCAGCTTCAGTAATTAAAACAGGCGGTATTTTTCATACTAAAATTTTAATTGATTTAACAGGTTTAGCATCATCTGGTTCTGGTGATATCATCGGAAAAGCAGCAACTGCTAATTCTCATATTGGACAAATCACAGCAGCAGTAAATGGAACAGTTCTAGGCGGAAAATTAACTTGCTTAGAAGCTCCAGCAGGTGGAGATCCAGATATCAACTTATGGTATGCGGATGAAGCAACTGGTACAGAAGATGCAGCAATAACAGGTTTAACAAATCAAGTGCAAATGTGTGACAGTGGTGATTTAGCTTTAAACAGCGTAATCAGTATTCCAACACCGCCAGCAGCAGATAAATATATTTATATGGTAACTGGTGCGGCAACAGACGCTGATTATACAGCTGGAAAATTACTTATTGAATTTTTCGGTTATACTGCGTAACTAATTAACTGAAGTGAGGTGTAAAAGCCTCACTTTTTATAAAGGATAAAACTATGGCAGGATATTCAGACGTAAAGTCTACATTTATATCAGATACTGTTGCAGCAGACCCTAATGGTTATTCAGCTTCAGCAGCTGTTGGTGATAATGCGGCATTAACCCTTGGAGGCGCTTTAGCTTCTGGTGGTTCCGTAACTAATAGTTCTGGAAGATTGACTGTAATTGTGTCGGCTGGCGATGATTCAGGTATATCATTTACTGTTGTTGGCACTGATGTAACTAGTGCGGCAATGACAGAAACAATTACTGGAGCAGATACAGGCACTGCTACAGGAAGTAAATATTTTAAAACAATCACTTCTATAACAGCTGTTGGAGACCCAGCAGGAAACGTAGAAGCAGGAACTGCGGCTGATGCAGCAGATGTTGTATTTGCAGGCCCTACAAGATTAAAGGGAGCAAATATGGTTAATGATGCAGCGGCAGGTACAGTTGAGTTTGTTGATACTTCAGATGCTTCGGCTATCGGTTCAGCAAGCACTTCATTAAAAGTTGGCACTGTAGCTTCAGCTACTGCTATCAGAGACATGACAATTCCTGATGAAGGATTAAGATTTAAAAATGGTTGCTTTGTTAAGTTTACTGTAGGAAAATGCGAAAGTATAACTACATTCCAGGCTTAGCATGGAAGAAGCAAACGTTGATATAAAAAACAAACTTGATATTGTAGAACTAAGAGGTGAAATAAAATTATTGCGTCAAGAAGTTGACACAGTAAAAACTAATCACATTTGGCATCTACAAAAATCAATAGACGGTATTAATAAAGTATTATGGACTGTAGGGTTCATGGTTCTCGCTCAATTTCTTTGGGTTATTAAAACTGTTATAATGGGATAGGAGACTAGTATGGCTACCTCTGGTACTTATACTTTTAATCTTGACACTGGTGAAATAATACAGGAAGCTTATGAGCGTTGTGGTATAGAAACCAAAAGCGGTTATGATTTAAAAACTGCTAGACGCTCATTAAACTTATTATTAACTAAATGGGTTAATGATGGTGTAAATTTATTTACATTAGATTTAGAAACATTTAATATGACTAAAGACCAAGGTTATATTACAATGGATTCAACTATACGTTTAGATGTAATTGATGCAGCAATTAGAGATAATTCTAATGCTTCTGATACTTCAGATATTATTTTAGAAAGAATTAGCATGGATGAATATCTTGCTATACCTAGTAAATTAAATACAGGTAAACCAGTACAATATGCAGTTGAAAGAAATTCTCAATTTACATCTTCAGGTTCAGGAACACATAAAGTTTATTTATGGCCTGTACCAGACCAAACATATTATCAATTTTTAACTTGGAGTATTAAATATCCACAAGATGTATCTGCTACATATACACAAAATCCAGATATACCTAGAAGATATTTACCAGCGTTAATAAGTGGTTTAGCTGTAGAATTAGCTGTTAAAAAAGCACCAGATAGACTTGCGGTGTTAAAACCATTATATGATCAAGACTGGGAAAAAGCCAGAGAAGAAGATAGAGAAAGAGTTAGTTTTCACGTTCAACCACAGGTTTACTAATGGCTAGATATTCTGCTGGTAAAAAAGCATACTTCATTGATGACCGTTCAGGTTTCAAAGTTAGATATAAAAATGCAAGAACAGAGTGGACAGGTAGTCGTGTTTATAAAGGCGACTTTGAATCCAAACATCCACAATTAGAACCACAGAAATATTTAAAGAAGACTAGAGCAGACCTTTTATTTAAACCAAGACCTGATAACGATAACAAGAATCAGACTACAACTTTTAGAGCAGGGCCTTTATTTAAAAATTTTGCTGCTAAGATGGGCACATTTGT